TTGTCATTTTGTAGTGGTTATTTTTATCCAGTTATTGAGGGGAGGGATGAAGTTTCGATGTGGGCACCCAAATTGGGTAGAGTACTGTCTCGATTATGTTGGTCTAAAGACCCTAGAGTCAGGAATATTGATTTTGTTTATTCGGTACTGTACGGCTACAGGCATGTTTTTCCTGTTCTTCCCGTACTAAGCGCATTTTATAATAGATTGAATGACATATTACTCTCCAAAGATGCCAAGTTAATACCGCTACCCAAAGAATACGAACATAAGTTTACCACCGACAAACGTGGTTTAGTGCCTTCGAAAATGGCGTGGAGTCAATTGGAGATGCAGCTGGGTTATGAAGATGGAGTTTTTAGTGCTGCCACTAATTACATCTCTCAATTACAAGATTTTACATTAATGGATAATTGGGCGATTAACTCTATCGTTGATTTGGACTGTCCAGTTAAAAGGCATCTCAGAATTAATAAGTTCCTTGATGATCCCGTAGTAGGTCAGCCTAAAGCATCTTTGTGGGACAACATAAGGTCTTTAGGAACTACCACGTGGGACTTGCTTTGGAATAAGTCTTTAGATGCCTGGGGTTATTTTGCTAGACGAGACTTTCTTTTGGCTGTGCTTGGCAACAGTTCGTGGGTGAATAAACTTTTCGAACTCAATTTTAAAGGTCATGACTTATTTTCAACTGGAACTTTTCAATTTTCTACGACAAATAACTTAACCATTCGATCGCAAACTTTTGACTTTGTGTTGTCCACCCTCCATTTGCATTTACAGCGATTAATGTCTGGTAAAATGCACAAAATTCTTTTTTCTCAATTTTGTATACAATTGATTTTAAGTTTGAAATTTGGGGGATCATCTTTTGCACCACTTATTGTCCATAATATAGTTGGGTCCCATTACTCATGCATTTATGCACCAATTTTGGAAGAGGCTGTTCGTTCTTTTGAAACGCCTAGGTTACCATTTGTATCCCTAGGTCTCGCCATCATGGAATCTATGTCGGCTGCCACTCAATTTTATGGTAGTCCGCATTGGGTATGGAAGTCTCTTCTTATTTGCTTCTACAAATATTGGTTGCATTGCTGCTTTTTAAATCGCGGCAATTATGAAAAACGAGTCCAAAGGCATACTTTGTGGAATACGTTTTGTTTTCTTGCTTTTGATGAGTTATTTTGTACTGTATTTGGCTTACCTGTGGTCAAAAG